GACGGCACCAAACTGGGAGACCGCCTGGCCGGAGCCGCCCTGCTAGAGGTGCTCGGCCAGGGCGTGCCCGAGACGGAGGAGACCGGGGTTGAGCGTTCGACGCTCGTACACCTCCCGAACACCCGGAGCAGCAACTCTTTCTTCGGGCGAAGCGACCTGGGGGGAGGCCTTCCCACCCTGTTCGAGGAGGCCGACGAGCGGCTCTCTCAGATCGCCCGCATCCTGGACAAGCACGCCGATCCCAAGATGGCCGGCCCTGGATTAGCGGCCGGTCCGAACGGCGTCGTGAACCTGGCGGAGAGCAACTACTTCGCCCTCGGCCCCAATCAGGATGTCAAATACGTGACATGGAACGCCGAGCTCAACGCCGCCTTCCAGGCCTATGAAGCCGTTAAAGACGAGATTTTCCGACACTCCCAGATCTCGCCGCTTCTGGCGGGATACGTGAACGGGGCGAGCTACGACAGCGGGCGCGCCTACAAAATGCAGCTGGCCCCGACGCTAGCCAAGACCATGCGCAAGGGGCTCTACCTGGATGCCGCCTGCCGCGAGATCGTGCGCCTGGCCGTGGCGCTCGAGCTAGACCGGAGCTACGCCGAGACACCGGCGCCGAACATCCGCTGGAGAGACGGCCTGCCTAAGGATCTTCAGGAGATGGCCCAGACCAACGCCACCCGGATCGCTAGCGGCACGCTGAGCCGACTGTCCGCCGTGATGCTAGAGATGGACTGCGACGAACAGACCGCGGCCGCCGAATTGGCGGAGATTGAAGCAGAAGCTTTGGGGGCTCCCCCGCCCCCAGAAATACAAACGACCCCAACGCCTGAGAGCCCGGTTTCCCCGGGCTCTTTTGCTGATGGGAGTGGAGTGACCGCGTGAGCGACCCAACCCCGGCGCCGGCCGAGCAAAACACGGATCCCGCACCTAGCGGAGAGGCCCAGAGCGGGCCTGCGAGAGAGACCGACAACTCTACCCAGGCGGAGCTGAGGATCCTTCGCAAACAGCTCAAGGACGCCCAACAGAGGCTGTTAGCTCACGACCAGGCCGCCGCTGACAAGGCCAAGGCCGAGATGAGTGAGATCGACAGATACAAGAGCGAAGCCGAGCAGTACCGGAAGGCGGCTGAGGAGACTCAGAACCGCTTCCTGGAGTCGCAAAAACACAACGCCTTCCGGCTGGCTGCACAGCAGGCCGGAGCCGTAGATGTGAACGCGGCCCTGAAATTGGCAGACCTCTCCACGGTCGACTTCGACGGGGACCAGGTGATCGGCGTTGACGCCGCCCTGAAAGCCCTGAAAAAGGCGAGCCCTTACCTGTTTGGCGTGGCACCGACACCCGCCGCCAGCAGTGGCGGGAACCCCTCCTCCGGCGCGCCTTCTGTAGCCCCGGCTGACATTCGCAAAATGTCCCGAGCCGAGCTCAAGGAGTTCGAGGCCAAGCTGGCCCGCGGAGAGATCAAACTCTAAGGAGACACCACCATGTCGATTCAAACCACGGCAACCTCCGGTCTTTCCGACACCATGAAAACCATGTACGGGACCATGCTTCTGCAGGAAGCCGAGCCCGTTCTTCTCCACGCCGCTTTCGGTATGCCCGGGCGCGTTATGCCCGGCAACGGTAAGATCGTCGAGTGGCGCCGCTATGCCGCGCTGGCGACCAAAACCGGAACCCTGACCGAGGGCGTGACCCCCAACCCGGACGATCTCTCTCTGACCAAACTGACCGCTACCCTCGAGCAGGTTGGCGCGTTCGTTCAGATGAGCGATCTACTCCAGCTGACCGCATACGATCCTCTGTTGGCCGAGACCGCTCGCCTGCAGGGCGACCAGGCCGGCCGTACCTATGACTATCGCATCCGCGAGGTCCTGAACGCCGGCACGGCTGTTCGCTACGCTGGCGGCCAGAGCGATCGTACCACGATCACTGCGTCGCACGTGCTGACTGCAACCGACGTCAAGAAGGCCGTGCGCGCCCTTGAGCGCAATAACGCCCGCCGCTTCTCCAGCCAGGGGAATCGGTTCGTCGGCCTGATCCACCCGTCGACCAAATACGACCTGACCGCCGACACTGCCTGGACTACCCAGGTAAACAACGGCGGAGTTCCCAACGTGGACGAGCGATTTGCCGCCTATTTCGTGGGCGACATGTACGGCGTCCGCTGGTACGAGACCACCCATGCGGGAGTGTTCGACGGCGAGGGCTCCGGCGGAGCCGACGTCTACAGCACTGCAATCCTGGGAGAGGGCGCCTATGGCGTCTACACCCTGCAGGATCTCGAGTACATCGTGAAGCCCCTCGGCTACGGTGATGACCCTCTCAACCAGCGCTCCAGCGCCGGCTGGAAGGGATCGTTCATCTCGAAGATTCTCAACGACGAATTCCTGGTCCGCATCGAGCACGGCGTCACCGCCTAACCGACACGGACACAACCTGGGCGGCGCCCTGGAGACGGGGCGCCGCTTCCATTTGGAGGCAAACACCTGTGGCAGTAGAGACCAAAAATCCCGAGCACGAGGCCATGATGCAGCAGATGGCAGACGGATCTTATTTCAAGATTCGCTTGTCCGAGAACCCTGCAGGGGCTGACCAGAAATGGGGCCCGCAATACGTGGCTATCAATGATTACGGGGTTCGAATCCCGCGCTCCATGCCGGGCGAGAACAAAGATGTGATCGTGGCTGACGTGCTCATGAAGGCCTTGCTAAAGGCCGCTGAGACCCGTCCCGAGATCCTTGTTCAGCACCTCGGAGTCCTTAGCGCCGAGCAGGCTCATGAGGAAAGGCTCCTGGGGCACACGCCGGTCTATCCCGCCAAGGTCGCGCCTTCGAGTATCTCCGCGCCTGCGGATACCAAACCGAAAGGGAAATAACCATGGATTACAGCGCAGTAAAAGACCAGGGAGTCAAAGACATTCTCGACGCCATCGAGTGGCGCCACAAGAACCAACTATTGGGAGATCCTGGAATCGCCCCCGGCACCGATGCCGACAAGATCCAGATCGCCCGGAACTTCCACTACCGCCTGCAGGGCAAGGAATACTACAAGGCCTTGGCCGACGACATCGCGTCGACCAGTCCCGCGACCACAACCTCGGTGCAGTTCCGTAAGGATATCGTCGCCATCGACTCGGCCGGCACCGTGACCCTGATTCAGGGCACCGCGGCAACCAGCCAGGCTCTGGCCGAACTCCCGACCGTGCCCAGCACCAAACTGGCTCTGGCCTATATCGAGGTGCAGAACTCGTTCACCAATGAGTCGACCGACCTCACCACCGACCAGATCAAAAAGTTCACGTCCGGCTTCGACGTGACCTACACCTAAGGAGCCTAACCAATGCCCGTCTCACTGGTCGCAACGCTAGGCAGTTCCTCGGCGAATTCGTATGTGTCCGTGGCGGACGCAGACGCCTATTTCGCCAATCTGCTTTCGTTCGATCAGTGGGACGGACTGGGCGACGAGGACACCAAGGCTCGCGCTCTGATAACGGCGACCGCAGCCCTGGACCAGCTAACATTCTGGGGTGATGCGGTGACCACCACCCAGGCTCTCAGATTTCCACGCCGTTACGTAGGCGTGAGTGACGGCACGACAATCCCCCGCCCCATCGTGGCCGCAACCTGTGAGCACGCCCTGGCCCTGGCCACCAAGGCCGCCGCAGGATTGATCGGCGAGAGTGATCGCATGGCCATGCGCGCCGAGGGCGTACTAAGCTGGACCATGGGCAACCGCTCCGAGAGCCTGGCTCCTCTGGCTTCCTCCTCCGTAGAGGCAGCCCTCACGCAGTTCAGCGGGCCGGTTCAGAGGTTCCTCCAGGGCTGGGTCCGTGGCGGATTCCAACTTGATTCGGGCCGCCGCCCTCAGGCACCAGGTGGACATTACGACGCCTATGGCCAGTGGTGGCCGTGGGAGCTATCGTGAGCCAGTACCCTCACAGCATCACCATCGCCCCGCGCACGGCTCTGACCGCCGAGGGAGACGCCACCTTCGGGACGGCAGTCACCTACCGCGCCAACGTGCAGAGCGTGCTCGTGGTCGTGACCAACACCGACGGCGAGCAGGCGAGAGCACCGGGCGCCCGGATCTTTGTTCCCGGCCGGCCCACCGTGAACATCGGCGACAAAGTTTCCCACGGTAGTAACGTTTATGACGTGCTCGCCTCTGACCCCACGGAGCCCGGCCTGCCCGGTTCGACGCAGTTTTACGCGAGGTTGGTCTGATGGCCGTCGATTTTGGATTGACCAACGTGGACGGGTTCGGCAAGGCCATGGAGCTACTGCGACAGGAGTTCGTGGGACTCTCCCAGGAGGGCGCTCAGGAGTGGTGCCAGACCACGCTAGAGGACGCAAGGCGCCGCTGCCCGCGTAAGACTGGAAAACTCGCCAGCACGGCCAAACTCGTGGTGTCCAAGCAGAAGCGCACCGATCTGCACGTCATCAAGATCTCGTTCGGGGACAAGAAGTTGGCGCCATACGGAGCTATCGTTCACTTTGATCCGACCCTCAAACACGATAACGGCGAGGTTCGCTACCTCTATAACGCCGTGACCGAGAACCGCAAGGACGTTCCCCAGGTGATCGGCAGCAAGCTCCGCGCCAAGGGAGGGGGAAAGAAGAAATGACCCTGCTCCCCGCACTGGCAACCTATCTCGAGGGGCTCGGAATCGCCGGGCCCTTTCCATTGGGACAGGTCACCGACGGCACCGCCACCAAGTGGACCCTGCTCCAGTTGGTTACCCCGGCCGACAACGATAACACCCGGACCCACCTCTTCCCGACCGTGCAGATCACGTTCTGCCGGGACACCCAGGGCGCCGCGCACTCTGCCGCCTGGACCGCCTATCGCGCGCTCAACAGGATGGGCCGCCTGGCCCTGACCGGCTCGCTGACTGTGACCAGATCCGAGTGCCCGAGCCAACCGTTCCCGCTGGGGCGTGACGCCTCAAGCAAACGCTGGCGCTATTCGCTCGACGTCAACTTCGCTCTACCTTACTCCGCCGCTATCTAGCGGCACCCAAACCAAACCCAACCAAAGGAGGCCTGGCCTAGCCATGTCTGTTGATACGAAACGCTATTCTCAGGACGGAATCCAGGCCGTCTACATTCGCGAATTGGTGGCCGGAGTAGGCGCCGGCTCTTGGAAGAAGATTGGCGGAGTTAACGCCATGTCGGTGACTCGTAACATTACCGAGCGCGAACTGCTCGGGGACAACGTCACGTATCGCAAAACCAGCAAGTTCAAGGATTTCACTGGCACGATTTCTTTTTACGGACAGGCCTGGGACATGTTGGATTTCTTCCTGCCCGGTTCGGTGAGTGTTACCGGTAATAAAGCCACCTTCTCGGAGACCACAACCGGCCAACCGACCAAGTTCGAAATGGCCGTTTTCTCCGACGCCGACGAGGAGGGCGGGGACGTAGCGGTCATCTGTGAGCATTACAAGAACTGCCAGGCGACCAACTGGAACAACGCCAAAACTTCGGCGGAGTACGTGACTTTTGAGGTCGAGTTCACCGGCCTCGGAAACGATTCCGGAGTCCCTCGAGACCTTATCCTGGACGAAGACCTGATCGGCATGGACGTCGCTACCAGCGACACCACGCCGCCCACCGTATCGGCCCACGTCCCTACCGCCGCCGCTACCGGCGTTAGCGTGAGCGCCAACCTGACTGTTGATTTTTCGGAGGAGATGAATGAACTGAGCGTAGAGACAGCCTCTAACTACGCGCTGATCAAACTCTCCGACTCGAGCCATATTAACCTCTCGCTAGCGACGATCACGTATGCAGCGGGATCCCCGTATCGCGTAACCATCAACCCGGCTTCCAACCTGGCTTCGGCTACCGAGTACGCCCTGGTCGTAAAAACGGGCGCGCGCGACGTGGCCGGTAACCACCTGGCCGCTGACTACGTGACCACGTTTACCACCGCCTAATGTTCACTGGCGCCCCGAGCAAGATCTTCCTCTGGCATGACGGCGAGGCTCAACGTGCCGTCGTGCTGGAGGGAACATTCCGATGGGAACTCGAGTTCATTGCTCTCACAGGCGAGTCGTATCAGGCCGCCTGTGAGGGCGTGGTTGAGCAACTAGACGAGTACTCAGCATACACCAGGCGAGACGCCGCCCTGGAGAGGGCTAAGGCCGCCGCTTTCGAGGACCCTCTCAACGACGAAAAGCAAGAGATCCTCCAGCGGGCTCAGCAGAACCATGCGCCGCCAAGGATCGTCTGCCTGAAATTTGCCCAGGTTTGTTTTGATCTGGCGTTCGCGGCCTGTGCCAAATGGCGCGCCGAGAGCGGCTGGAATAGGCTACACGAGAAGCCTGGGGACGAGGTTAGGGCACCGCGAGAGCGTGGCCCTTACGTCGCGTTCCTGGACCGCTTGAGGAAGCCTGACGCCGACCGCCTTCAGCGCGACGTGGTGACCCTGCTCCATCTCTACAATTTCGACCCTGGGCGGGCCGCCGAGGAACAGGGAAGCGGGCTCCCTCTGCGGCCAAACGACAACCAGCCCGAGACCACGACCACGCCCTGAACATGGCCATCGCCATGGAGTGGGGCTGGCAGTGGGATTATTACCTGGACTGCTGGCCGGCCAAGTGGCACTTGACCCTGAACGGCCAAAACCGGCTCCGAGCCAAACGAGAGGAGGCCTCCTAGCATGGCAAGCGTGGCAATCGTGGAAGCCGCCCTCCGGCTCGACGCCAAACAATTCACCAAAACGATCGAGCAGGCCAAAGCCGACGTCAAGAAATTTGCCGGTGACTCCCGGGCCATCGCGGCCGGGGTAGGAGCCGGCCTCCTTTCTGCGTCGGTGGGCCTGGGCGCCGTGGCTATCAGCCTGAGGAATTCTGCCGACGCAGTGGGCGCCATCGGAGACAGCCTGGCGCAGGCTTTCTCTGGCAACGAGCTCGACCGAGTAGCCAAACAGGTGCTGGACCTGG